ACCGAATCTGATGCACGTAGACCAGCATCCAGCTCCCCTGCTGGAGGCCCTCAATCCCTCCGTTCTGACCGTGGTAGTAGATGACTCTACCCTTCTCCTGTGATAGAATGTGGTATACTCGAAAGCCTCGTGGAGTCTAGAGACCATCGAGTTTCCGAGCATGCGGTCAATCGTCTCTCTGAGGGGGGCGGCCACGGTCTCTTTGGTGAAGGCATTATTCCAACCCTCAGCGTCCATGCAGATGGTGAAGGACCGCATTCCAGCGCCCAGATTCTTCTTCTTGGAGAAGACCGAGAGCTTCCTTGCTAGCTCAAGCTCGGTGACTATCATGGCCTGGCTGGAACAGTACCTTCTCAGGAACTTCTGCATGAATCGGAGGACGATCTGGTTCACAGCCCGGTATTTGTAAGTCATGCAGCCGAAGAGGCGAGCAAGGAGCTTCAACTCCTTCTCCTTGGCCACTAGCCTGATGGCGAACTGCTCCATAAAGTCTTCTATCTCAGCGCCATACTTCTCGAACTCATGGGCAAAGGTCACGTGATCAATCTCCTCTTCGCTCCCCATAACGTACATGAGGAGAATCTTCTGGAACCTCATATCCTTTCGATCCGGCTGGGAATTGTTCTCGATGTAATCTTTCCAGACGCGAGACTGAGTGATGCTCGAGGCAGTGTCCTTCAGATATGGGAGAATGTTGTCCAGGTAGTCTAGACTCTCGAACTCTCCGATAGTGATAAGAGCGAAGTCCTCCATACTATATGTCCCGTAGCAATCGAGCGCTGGGTCGTCAATGTCTTTGCCCAATGTCAAAGCAGACTTCAGCCTGACGTTACAGGCCTGGCCAATGGTGATCTTGGGAGGGTACTCTCCATTATCCGTAAAGTACTCCTTGAGAAACTCTTTCTTGACCGATTGAGTCGTGTACGCCACCGCGGCGACTTGAACTCTTCTCGGTCTGGTGGTCCTCTCATGGAGCTTCTCCATTCCCTTCTCGATAGACGTTAGAGGGTGCCCAGACATCTTGGATAGGCAGCACAACTCTGCCACCAGTGGAGATGACGCTCGCGTGAGGCATCGAACGATGGGAGACTGTGGCGTGAGACCAGGATCCCCTACAGCTCGGCAGGAGAGGTTGAGGTCCGCAAGAGTGGACTCGAGGAACTCAGAGTTCGGACCACTAGACCAGTCATCATGCCTTGAGATGAGGACAGCTGTCCCGAGGGCCTCCAGGGCCCCTGCCACAGAGAAGAAGCTGAGGGGGTAGATAGAGTGTCTGGAATGCAGCTCCTTCAGCAAGGCAATTGTGTCGTGGTAGGCTGAATCCTCAATGTAGGTCCCCCTGGCTGTCCAGGCGTAGAGCAAAACGGAGAGATGATCAGCCACCTTGTTCTGGAGCTCTACAATAGCCATGATCGGGAGAAGGTACTGAACGGAGTCAACCTCAATGACACAGATGTCTCCAGACCAGAA